CAGTAGAAGAAAATCAACCTTATGATCAGGACTCAATTATTTCAATTTCATCGAGCGCGTTTGAAAAGACAAAATTGATATCTGAATTATCTCAACCGACATTCACAAAAAGCAAAACTGGTAAGCTTATGATAGATAAAAAACCAGATAGTACCAGATCGCCAAACCTGGCAGATGCAGTAATGATGGCATTCTCGCCAAAAGAAAGAAGGGGATTTTTAAGTGATTTTTAGCAAAATTTTTGGAAAGAAAAAGGAAGAGGAAAAGCCAAAGAAATTGAAGCCTGTTTTTTCTACAGATGATTTTTATGATGAAAATTTAGAAACTTCAGAAGAGAGACTTAGTAATGCCTTAAAAAAGACATTTCAAAGAGAGCTTGTTGTTGAGGGGAAAGATGGAAAAAAATTTGCAATGGATAATTCTTTAAAACCATCACTGTTCGGTGATTCAGGATGCGGAAATTTTCCAATTATTGTATCTGAGGCGCAACTATCATGGTATGCGTCACAAGGATTTATAGGTCATCAAACATGTGCGATCATTGCTCAGCATTGGCTTGTGAATAAAGCATGCACAGTACCCGCGCGGGATGCAATACGTAACGGTTATAATATAACTGTCAATGATGGTAATGACATAGATGAAGATATCATATCTGAAATTCGAAAGCAGGATAAAAAGTATAATCTTATAAAGAACATGCTGCAATTTGTAAGAATGGGTAGAATATTCGGTATAAGGCTTGCTTTATTTAAGGTAGATTCTACAGACCCTGAATATTATGAAAAACCATTTAACATAGATGGTGTTACGCCAGGAAGCTATAAGGGAATAGCGCAGATTGACCCCTATTGGACGGCACCACAGCTTTTGGGTAATGCTGTAACCGACCCAACACAGATAAACTTCTATGAGCCAGTTTACTGGATGATAAGCGGTAAAAGAATACATAGATCACATTTCGTAATAATGATAAACGGGGAAGTTCCAGACATTTTAAAGCCTACATATTATTGGGGTGGAATATCTGTGCCTCAGGAAATATATGAGCGTATTTATGCAGCAGAACGTACGGCAAATGAAGCTCCTCAACTTGCATTAACTAAACGATCATGTCTATATAAAACAGACATGGCGAATGCAATTGCAAATCAACCCGCTTTTGAATCAAGAGTTGCTTTCACCACTCGATTTATGGATAACTATGGTGTTCGAGTGATAGATAAAAATGATGAATTTGAATTTTTAGATACTAATCTTGCAGACCTTGATAATCTGATAATGACTCAGTATCAGCTTGTGGCTGCAATCGCTAATGTTCCTGCTGATAAGCTTCTTGGGACCGCACCTAAAGGATTCAACGCAACGGGTGAATTTCAGCAAAAAAACTATCACGAAGAGTTAGAAAGTATACAGTGTCATTATTTAACTCCTCTTCTGGAAAGGCATCATGAGCTTTTGATACGTTCCTATATATGTCCAAAATATGGAATAAGTCCTTTTGAGATTGAGATTAAATGGACTGAATTAAATAGTGTTGATGCCAAGGAGCAGGCAGAGATTAATAAGCTTGATGCTGAAACTGATTCAATTCTGGTCCAATCTGGTGCAGTTGATGGAAGGGATGTTAGGAATAAATTAGTATCAAATAAAAACAGTGGATTTAATGGGCTTGATACAGATGATTTACCAGAAAATAACACACAGGAAGATTTCCCTGATGATAATGAAGATAATCCTGAGTCTACTGAAAAATTAGAGATTAAATAAAATGCCTGAAAAGGTGAAGGTTCACGAAAAAAAACAGAAATGGTATGGTCAGCGTGATATCAATGTGATGCTGGGAAGTCCATTAAACTACAATTATAGTATTCAGCTTAAGTATTATAAAAAAATAAAACCATTGCTTGAAAGAATGTTTAAAGAAACTGAGAAACAAATATCATATTTATTTGAATCGGATATTTCTGATAAGTTCTTTAACGAACAATATGCGCAGGACGCAAGCATCGCATCGCAGGCGAAGATAGTAACAAACAAGCTTATTAGTAAATTCGGATGGCTATTTAATGATAAGGCGAGACAAATTTCAGAGTCAATGATGAATGCGACAATGAATGTTAGTAAATCAAATTTAAAGGACAGCATAAAACAGCTAAGCGGTGGATTGTCAATTAAGACAGGATTCCTAACGGGAGATTTAAGAGAAATAACGAAATCTATCGTTGAAGAGAACGTATCCCTTATAAAATCAATATCTGATAGATATTTATATAATGTTCAAAAGGCTGTATTAAGATCAATATCGTTTGGGAATGGACTTAAAGACTTAATTCCTCAACTCTCAAAGTTCAAGGGAATAACTGATCGTCATGCAAAAAACATGGCTTTAGATCAGACTCGTAAAGCATATAATTCCATAAACAGGGCGAGAATGGAGAAGGTAGGTATCGGAAAGTTTAAATGGATTCATAGTGGCGGCGGACAATTACCAAGAAAAGACCACATAGAAATGAGTGGTAATATATATTCTTTTGATGATCTTCCCGTTATTGATAAAAGAACAGGAGAAAGGGGAATACCTGGACAAGCTATAAATTGCAGGTGTCTAATGGTTCCGGTGATAGAGTTTTCGGAATGAAAAAATACGAATGGCTTCACGATAACAGATGTATTAATATATTTTTTCTAAATAAAACAATTTAACTTATAGAGTTATAGATGGAGATATATAAATATGCCATTAGAATCAGGAAAAAGTGATAAAATTATTTCAAAAAATATTGAAGAGCTTGTTAATTCGGGTTATTCTAAAGAACAGGCATCTGCTATTGCTTATAAAAAGTCTGGAGAAGACTCAGAGAAATCTAAAAGAGAAAAAGATATAAATGGTTATTTAGAGATAAAAGAAAATCCAATATCAAAGGTAGGGGTTTTTGAATACTCTGGTAAGCAGATAAATGATGAGCTTGAGCCAGATAAAATATATAACGTTTACAGACCTCAAGAAGAGCTTGAAAGTGAAGAGTGTATAGAATCATTTAGATTGGTTCCGCTGATAGATGATCATGAAATGCTCGGAGATGAAGATTTAGGTTTTACTTCTCCTGAAAAAAAAGGAGTTCAGGGAGTTATAGGAGAAGATGTTTTTTTCAAGGACGGGTATCTTTTGGGTAACCTCAAGATATTTTCAGAAAGCCTAAAAAAGCTTATAGATAGCGGTAAAAAAGATTTATCAATAGGATACAGATGTAAATACGAAATAATAGACGGTAATTATGATGGCGTTCATTATGATGCCATTCAGAGAGAAATAAGAGGCAATCATATTGCTTTGGTTGATGAAGGAAGATCAGGAAGAGATGTATCTGTTCTTGATCATTTTAAATTTACTGTTGATTCTGCGGGGTTAAAAATGGCTGATATGTCCAACGAAACGAAAGATGAAGAAATCAAGAAAGATGAGGAAACTGTCAAGGATGAGGAAATAAAGAAAGATGAACAGACTAGCGGCGGAAATAATCTTGCAGAAATAATAACTATGGTAAGTGCGCTTTGCGAAAAGCTTAAAGGTTTAAATTCTTCTCCGGCTGATTCTTCTTCTGAGATTAAAGATGAAGAAATGACAGAGGATGAAGAAAAGACAAAAAATGACGAAAAGGAAGAAAAGAAAGAAGAAGTTAAAGACGAGGAAGAGAAAAAATCTTCCGGAATGGATGCTAAACTTATAAAAAGTTTAGATGCAAGATTAAGGGCAATAGAGAAAAATACTATTAGTCTTTCTGAAATATCTAAAAGAAACGAATTGGCTGAAAGGCTTTCAAGAGAAATAGGTGTATTTGACTGTTCTGATAAAAATCTTGATTCAGTTGCAAAATATGGTGTTGAGAAACTTGGAATAAAATGCAAATCAGGTAATGAATTTGACGCACTAAGTGGATATTTTTCTGCAAAGAAAACAGAACAAAAAATATACACGACAGATAGCAATTCAACGAGTGGCAGTAAATCGATAGACAATTATTTAAATGGGGAGGCAGCATAATGCCACAGCAATTCGTTAATACTATATCCGGCTTAGGGATTCCTGGGGAGCTATTTGATGATGGTCCGGTAAGATGCGAACCTTATATGTTAAATTCTCCTGAATCAGGCGGTGTTCTGATAAATCCTAATGTTTTTGGTTATGCTTATACTATATTTCCGGGGGTTCAGGGACAGGTTCAGATAGGAAATCCGGCAGGGAATGGTGTTTTTGCTGGTTATCTTGTAACTCCAAAGAATCACGCATTAAGAGGTGTCGCAGGCGATACTTTGGCTCCAACACTTCAATTGCCTAACGATATAGAAGCAAGCTTTTTAAATATGGGATCAATAATTGTTGTTTTACCAACTAATGCACCGACTAGTCCCATAGAAATAGGATATCGCGTTATTTACGATAATTTTACGGGAGTTCTTAACGCTATAGACCCAACCTTGGCGCTGCCAACAGGTAAATCTGATGGTCATGCCGTTGTAGATAGATTTTTGCCAAACACTACTTCTGATACATCAAATACAGTAACGCTGGCTGTTATTCGCGTAACAACTGTACTTAATTCGTTATAATTTTGGAGAAAATCAAATGTTACAAGCAAGCAAAGAAACTTCTTACGTTTCGGGAAGAAGAATAAAGAGAATTGAAAAATTTGACGCAAAAGAATATCAATCTCTAAATAAGATAGGTATTAGCCTTGATGGTATTAATGGCGGAATGATTAGGCGCATGATGTCGAATGTTTATGCGATGGATAGCACCCAATATCCTGTTACATCACCAAGCATACCAACCCCCGTTCAGTTTCTTCAGGAATGGCTGCCTGGATTCGTAAATGTTATCACAAAGGTTAGAAGAATTGATGAAATTGTCGGAATTATGGTTGCGGGCGCTTGGGAAGATGAGGAAATAGTACAAGGATTTAAAGAGCTTCTGAATGCTCCTCAACCTTATGGAGATATTAATAATATTCCTCTTGTTAGCAACAACGTAAACTTTGAGAAACGCAGTAACGTCAGATTTGAGCAGGGTCTGATGGTAAGCATCCTTGAAGAAAAGCAAGCATCCAGAATTAGAATAAGCGCTGCTGCCGAAAAACGCGCAAGCGTTACATTGGGGCTTGAGATTATTCGTAATCAGGTTGGATTTTATGGGTACAACAATGGAAATAATCTTACATTCGGATTTCTTAATGACCCTTTTCTGTTGCCTGCGGTGGCTGCGCCAAATGGAGCATCAGGATTTCCTTTATGGTCTACAAAAACATATCTTGAGATTGTTGCAGATATAAAGCAAATGTGCCAAACGCTACAAACGCAATCTCAAGGAAACATTGATCCTTTGAAAGATGAAACAACTCTTGTGGTTCCAAACAACGAGGCATTATTTTTAACTCAATCCACAGACTTCGGCTATTCCGTAAAGAAATGGATTACAGAAGATTTTCCAAGAATGCGAATAATATCCGCGCCAGAGCTTGATACCGGAAGTAGCACAGGTATCAGTATCGCATATTTATTTGCAGATGCCGTTGATGACTCTTTCAGTTCTGATGGTTCAAGAACATTTATACAGGTTGTTCCAAACAAATTTATGACATTGGGAGTTCAAACCTTAGCTAAGGGGTATAAGGAAGATTACTCAAACGCTACGGCTGGGACATGGTGTAAACGTCCTTGGGCAGTAACTCGTCTTACGGGAATATAAGGGGAAATTATGAATTATATTTATTCTACTATTTCTACAGATATTGAATATGTGAAATATAGAAAATCACAGAATATTAATATTATTGAAGAAAAAGTATTAATAAAAGGCGGCGCAAATATAGCTAAAGCTGGTCGTGATTCAATTTATACTCCATGCGGATATGTTACGCAGGTAAATGATGATCAACTTGAGATATTAAGAAATAGCTCAGTATTTCAGGATCACCTTAAGAAAGGTCTCGTAAAAATAGAGACCAAGAAGATTGATATTGAGAAAGCTGTAAAGGATATGTCAAAAAAGGATAGTCTTGCGCCATTAACTAAATATGATGCCGAAAGAATGAATGTAAGAGAATATCAACCGCATGCTGCTTAATATGAAATGATAGAGCTAGATATAGTACAATTTAGAACAAACTATCCTCAATTTTCAGATGTTGGTTCTTTTCCTGACATGACAATTGAAAACTTTTGGAATATGGCGACTTGTAGTGTGAGCAGTAAAAATTATGGATATTTAAGCGGTAATTGTAGGCAGATGGCTATAAATTTGATGGCTGCTCATTTGCTTGCATTGTCATTGATACAGAATCAGGGAAAAGTAACAGGGCTTATGCAATCTGCAACCATAAGTATGGTTAGCATTTCATTAACGCCCCCGCCCACTCCCAATCAATGGCAATGGTGGCTAAATCAGACATCTTATGGTCAGCAATTGCTTGCATTACTACAATCTGCATCTGTAGGGGGGATGTCTATTGGAGGCTCTCCTGAACGTTATGGATTCAGACAGTTTGCTGGAAGATTCGGTTAATGACAGTTATCGTAAAAAGGTCTTTAAAAAGTTACGATGAAAAATTTAAAGAACTTTTAGGAAGTATTGATAATCTTGAAGCTGAGATTGGGTGGGATAAATCGGCAGTATATAAGGATTCCGGAATACCAGTTGCAACTATCGCCGCTATTCATGAGTATGGCTCTCCTACTAAAAATATACCACCGAGATTGGGAATGAGAGCAACCATAAAACAGAAAAGTAATGAATGGAAAAATATATTTTATAAATTAGTTAAACAGGCTATTGAAAAAGGTGAAAGTATAAAGTCTGCATTTATTAAGACTGTTTTAAAGGCTGAGGGTGATTTTGCAGAAACAATAACAAAGGTAACGACACCTCCGTTAAAGTATTCAACAATAAAGGCAAGATTAAACAGGAAAAAGAATCAAACAGTTTTAGGAAAGCTTGATAAGCCTCTTGTGGATACAGGATATATGCTTACCACATTGTCGAGCAAGGCAAAATGATACCAGGCAATAATGTTCTCGATATGGCTTTATCTATACTACAAAGTCAAACACTTGAATATTTAATGTATGTATCAAGATCGGCGAATGGATATGGGCAGCTTACAACACAATATGCGCCTCCTGTTTTAATAACGGGAAGTTTTCCACCTGTAAAGAGACAGATATATCAAGAGCTTGGTTTAGATTTTGACAAAAAGTACTATTATTT